AAAGAACAGTTACCACTTGAATAAAAGGAGATAAAAGTGCATATATACAAGAATGAAGATGGATACAGAGTGTTAGCTAAGCAATATAAGACAGGTAAAAAGAATAGTGTAAAAGATATACAGGAGCTTGTTGAAATTCCTGTATCATTTGTAAATACTACTCCACCAAGATTAAAGATAAACTATGAGACAGTTTATCCTAATGATTGGGTAGTAAAAGGGATAGGGCAAATTGAATTTGAGATTATTCCAGATAAAGAATTTAGAAAGAGATTTACAATACACAAATGAATGAAGATGAAAAGATAAAAGCTCTTATATATTTTTTAAGAAAATCAAAGTCAGAGGGTAAGCACGTGAAAATGTCAAAGCTGATTGAAAAGTGTGAGAAAGAAAAAATTTCATATCCCACACTTTTCAGAGAGGTTTTGATACATAAATTAGAAGATGTTTTGGTGTGAAAATGTAATTTTATTTTTGAAAAAATATTTTTATAATTTTTACACCAAAAAAACATCGCGGACAAATTAGCTAAAAAATGTTAAAAAGTCCACCGTGGGCGGTACTTTTTTATGAAAATACCGCGGACAAATTTTGAAGAAAAAATATGCGGTTTAAAAATTAACAAAAAATGAAAATTAAAAATTGAGTCCTTAATTTTAGAGGAGTTTCAAGGAAAAATTATTTAAAATAATTTAACTGCATATAATACAGATTATCTACGTGGAAAATTATTCAAAATAATTTTTTAAAGAAAAACGGTTAAAAGTGTAATTTTATTTTTTTAAAAGGAGTAGTTATGAAAAAGAAAAAAAGTTTAAGAGAAATAATTGATGTAATAATTTTTAGATTGAAATATAGATTTTATTTTTTTCTTGCTAGATATAGAGTGATAAGTTTTAAGGAAGCAAATATTAGAACTATTTCATCCTCTATTGATATGATGAAAACTATGCAGGAATTAGATGTAGTAGAAAAGCAAATAGAAATTTTAAAAGAAGTAGGTGTTTTGTAATGCCTAGAATAGTAAGAGATAAGAGAATTGCTAGAATGATAATGTGCCTTTCTGTTATTCATGACAACGTTGCCCACCATATAAAAGTGTGGGGTGATGAGATAAAACTCAATGATGGATGGTTAGCCCCATATAAAAAGGGGCTTATGACTAAGATGTATAACTCCATAGAAAAAATGCTGATGAACTATGATGAAAATCATGTTGTTCTTTCTAATGGAGCAAGGGAAAATTTACTGGATAAAATCTATGAGTTTCATGTGATACTTGCTAATAGAAAAGCTAAAGAGGGAGTTAAAAAGACATTTGATTTTGATATAGAGAAAAAATCTATGCCAAAGGGAATGTTAGATACATTCATAGCCTTTTCTTTAACTACAGAATATACAGAGGAGTATTTTTCTAAGAGCCTTGAAATAGAAAATCTAACAGAGGATTTTAAAAAGTTTAAAAAATATCTAAAGCAATATCAAAAATTCTTTGAAGATGAAATGATAATAACAGTAAGGGAGGGGTAAAAGTGAAAATAAAAGAAGTGGTAAGAAAAATACTAACATATTTAGGGTTTGTAAAAAAAGAACCTATACAACCAAAAGTATTAACGGATGATGAAATAATTAGAAAGTATGGTTCTATTTATGAAAAGTGTGACGTAAGACTTAAAATGCAAATTGACGAGTTAAGAATTATAAATGAAAGAAAAAAACTACAGCCCGAAAGATGCTATTACTGTAAAAATTTTCAAAGATTTACTGGAGATAATAAAGTATCTGGAGAAGCTAATTTCTGTAATTTTCTTGAAGATGTAATTTTAGTTCCACGTAAATTTGTTTGTAATAAATTTGAAGCTAGTCAAGAATATTTAAAACAAGTTGAAATAGCAAAATTAAAAAGAAGTGTTGATTTTAGAGAGGTAGAAGAATGACAGTAGGAGAACTAATAAAAGAACTAGAGAACTATGACGAGGATATGGAAGTTGTAGCACGTGATAAAGCAGATGAAATAAATTTAGCATTGCTTGATATAGTAGAAGTTAAGGAAAATTATTATCTAAAGAAAACATTAGAACTTGTTGTAGACATTGAGGAGAAAATATGAAAGATTTAGGAATTAGAGAGTGTTGTTACAATTGCAAAATATTAGAAACTGTAGCTACACATGGACCAACTAGAACTGTTTATTGCAAAAATATTCAAGATATTATTGATTTTCCAGAAAGATTTATATGTGATAAATTTGAGCCTAGTGGAAAATTTTTAAATGATTATACTTTATCTAAATTAAAAAAAGAAGTCAATTTTAGAGAGGTGAAAGATGATTAAAAAACTCATAAACTGGTGGAGATATAAAAAAGCTCTTAATAAAGAATATTCTAAAATTAGTTTCAATTGTGAAAATTGCAGTTATTTTTATTTTTGTAACAAAAATTGTAGCTTGCTTAAAAAAGATATTAAAAATCCAAGTTACTTTATTTGTAACAATTTTGAAGTTAGTCGATATAAATTACATGACGCTCAAAGAATAGCACTTGAAAAAACATCTAATTTCAGAGAGGTGGAAGATGATTAAAAAATATAAGAAAAAACCTATCGTAATTGAAGCTATTCAATTCATTGATACTGCTGAAAGAATTGAAGAAATTTTTAAGTTTATGAATAATGAAACTATGAGAGTTGATTATTCAGTAGATGATCACCCAGCTATTTTAATAGAAACTTTAGAAGGAACAATGAGAGCAGAAGAGAATGATTATATCATAAAAGGAGTAAATAGAGAGTTTTATCCATGCAAACCTGAAATATTTTTAAAAACTTATGAAGAGGTGGAAGATGAATAAAGACAAAATAATAAAAATGGCTTTCCTCGAATTAGGATTTCCCTATGCTGATGAGGACTTACAAGAGGACGTCAACTTTGAAACGGCGTCCTTTTATTTTAATGATATAGTTCTAAAGATACAAAACGATACTAGATTTAACTTCAATTTAGCTAAAGAAAGATTAAAGTTACTAGATAGACAAAGATATACAGATAGATACGAGTACGCTAAACCTACTGGATTTTTAAAGAATCTTACTCCAGGAATAGCAGAGTTTGGAGATGTCCTTTTAAGTGATGAAGCAGAGGTTGAGTGTACATATAAAAAGAAACTCGATCTTGAAGACATTCCAGACACATACGAAAGACTTACAGCTTTATGGCTTGCTACTGCTATTTGTAGTTCGGTTGGTAAAGCAAAAGCAATAACTAGACTTGCTTCTCTTATGCAACTTGAAGAGGAGAAACTAACATTTGATAATGGACTAATGGGATTTGATTTGGAGGATTTGAACTAATGTTTGAGGGTAAATTAAGATTTAGTCTTGGGGAAATTTCCCCAGGACTAAGGTATAGAGTAGAAACTGAAATACCAGCTAAAGGACTTGCATATCTCAAAAATGGTCTTACATCTGATAGTGCAGGGTTAATTAATTTTCCAAGCTTTGAAAAAATAAATACTATATCAGTTGCTAGCGAACTTAGAACTATTGAGGGTTTTAAACTCTTTAAATACAAAATCAACAAGAAAGATACCTCACTTAGTGGGTATCTATTCTTATATACAAACAAAAAAGTATTGGTATTAAGAATGGATAATTTTCAAGTAGTTAAAGAAATTCCTACAACTTATACTCCAGAAGAAATAAAAAAACTTAGTATTACACAATTTGAGAACTCTGTTATAAGTTGTGTAGCTAATAAAGAGCCTGTAATGGTAAGAGTAGATGAAGCTACACCAGAGTTTACAGTAGTTGAATATTGGAAAAGTATAACAAATCCACCTGTAAAAGCAGTAGAAAGTGAGTATCAATATACAGATACTGACAAGCTTGTGTTTACTTGGTATCAAGATGGTTCTAAGATTATCTTTGAAAGCACTCTTTCTAATCCTGTATATAAGCCTAGTTTCTTAGAAAACTTTGAAAAAGGTACTATTTCATATATGGGTGGAGAGTTCAGAATATCTAAGATTGAAAATACTAGTGGAAAGCAGAAAATAACTACATCTCAAGTAACAGCCCCTGGAGGGAATATAGAAATTCCAGATAAAAGCGTAGAACTTGAAAAGAAAAAAATCAATATCCTGGATATAGTTTTTTCAGAAAATCTATTTAGAAAAGGTTATCCAGCAGTTGTTACAGAGTATAAAGGAAGAGTTATATTTGGTAACGTTGCAGGGAATCCAAGTTGTGTCGTATCATCTCGTGTCTTTGACTCTCTTAACTTTAGACAGTCTACAGAGGATAACGACGGATTTACCACTTTCCTTGCAGGTAATGAGGTTAATACAGTAGTTGACTTTATATCGTATAAATCTCTAATAGCAGTTACTGACAAGGGGTTTTTCTCAACTCAACTTAACACAGGTCTTACTCCTAAGACATCAGAGTTCTATGACCAAAAACTATCACGTCCTAAAGGATTAGGGTATTGGACAGAATCTGACGACGCTATCTATTATGTAGACACATCTAATAGAATATTTCAAATACAAGATGTAGGGGCAGATAGTGCTTATAAGACTATGGAAGTATCAACATATAGCAATCACTTATTTGACAATGTAGAAGATATCTATTTCTTTAAGCATAAGAAAAATAACCTTATAGGAGTAGATTGTGGAGAAGAGGCAAGAGCATTAAGTTATAAATTTGAAGAGGATATTATATGTTGGACAAGATGTAATAAGCTACAGGGGATTAACGAGTATGTCAATGTTGATGATAAATTATATATCTTCAATGCTACTGGAAGTGAAATTAACATATACACTTATTCAGATACCAATGTAGAGCCTTTAGAGTTTAAATTAGCTGAAACTTCTTTAAGTCAAAAGGTGCGTACAGATGTTCCAGAGTTCTTTAAAAGAACTACCATAGGACAAGTTAAGATGGTCGTTATAGGCGATTATGATTTAGAAGTCAATGGTAAAAGAAAAGAACATGCCTTAAAACTAGAGGACGTTCCATCAGATAAAGTTCATTTTGTAACTATACCTAATACAGGTAAAAAGGAACTTTATATAAAACAGATGAATAACAACCCTATTGAAATAGTTGGTATATTTGCTGAAATTAGAGATTTTGAACAACAGGAGGACGAGTAATATGAGTTTTATGTTAGCTGCAATGCTACTCTCACAAGGAGTAAATATTATAGGTAGTCTTAATAGTGCCAAGCAAGCAAAACTTGAGGGAGGAGTTCAAAAAAAGGCTGCTGAATTAAATGCTGAAACCCAAAGAACAACAGTAATAGAACAGTATACAGATATATTTTCTAAGCAAACATCGGAGCTAGCCTCACAGTCTGCTATATTTGCTAATGCTGGAATAGATAAAGCAGGGTCACTCTTTAGACAAGGTATGAGAGCACATGAAAGAAACTTCCTAGATAGTAAAGCTGATATGGAAAGTGATATGAGAAATATAGATCTCAACTTGAAGTCTCAAAAATATAATATAGATTCTCAAGTTAGAGCTAAGAAAAACGAGGCTTACTCTAATGTGGTTAGTGGACTTATGAATATGGCTACTACATATATGGGGTATAGTATAAATAAAGGAACAGACCTTAACAGTATTAGTGGTGGTAGAAGTGCTGCACAAGCTGGAAGTTCTTCAACTGTATTAGGCGGAAAAGCTATTAACACTTCATTGAATTTAGATATTTTTGGTAATAAACCTAAATATCCAGGATTAGGGTGGTAGAAAATGAATAATAACCAAGGAATTATAATAGATCCTACTAAATCAAATAAGATGATACAATCCCCGCAAGTAAGTGCACCTAGTGTAAGTGACAGTAGTATGTCACTAGGCATAACTAAAGCAGTATCTAATGGAATTATGGACTTAGGAATGGCATATCAAAAGTTAAAAGATTTTCAGTCAAAATCATTTGGGCTTACAGCGGAAGCGAGTATAGATGATGATATATCTAATTTCATGTTAGAAATGCAAACTAACAAGGATATATACAAGACAGGAGATGGAATAAATAACTTAAAGGCTAAAATAGAGGAGAAAATAGCTACATATAGAAAGACTTCATTAGAACAAGGGTATGATATGGAATATGCTGACGCATTTGAAGCACGTTTTAGACAAAAATTACAAATGGCTGAAAATAATTTTTTAGTAAAAAACTATGAATACCAAGAAAAGGTGACCCTAGACAACTATATTCACTCTCAAGAAATGGCTCAACAAAATAATGAGAGATATATGGCGTTAGGAGATTATAGTTCTGCACTAGCTGGTACACAGCAAGTTATAAATAATATGATTAGTGCTGGGAATGCAGGTATTATAGATATGGCAAAAGTTGCTACAGGAATTAAAGGTGTATGGAAAGGTAACTTTAATGCCTTTGGACTAAGCTTAATTAATAAACCAAATGCACAAGCTTTATTAGATAAATATTCTAAGATGACTGCTGGAGAGTTCTTTGAAGAGTTTAAAAATTTCAACACCAAAATCAATGGTGAAGATTTTATGATTGGTGCTGATGAGTATGAAGAATTTAAGAGCGGGATAAACCAAGCTCAAGCAGAATTTAATAGAAGAGGGAAAGCTGAAAAACAAATGAGTTTGATAGAGCAACAAAAACTATTAACAAGATGTAAAACAGAGCCTTTTTTAGTTTATGCTGAACAAAATAATCTTCCAGCTAATTACAAATGGGGAGAAAAGGATTTTGTAGGAGTTAGTAATATTTACTATGGAACTAATTTCTCTACATTACAAGAGTTTTATAAAGCTGGGCTAGAGCCTATATATCAATCTAAAGGAATGGCAGACCTAAGTACTTTATATGATGACCCAAATGCTAGAATGGAAGTTATAATGAGTAATAAAAATGCTATGAGAAATCAATTTGTAGGCGGAATGAGTGAAGATATACAAAATGATTATTTAGATAACACTGATAAGGATAATGGGCTTGGAAGTTTATCAACTAACGCTTATTATAACGATGTTGAATTTTATTCAATTATGAATGATACTTATAGCCCAAATAACAGAATAGCTGCTAATACCTTTAATAAAGAAGTTGTGGACACAAGTGTTATAAATCTAAATCAATATCAAGATGATGAGCTGGATAGTATAAATCTTGTATCAGGTGGAAAATATGAAATAAAAACAGTACTAGACCCTGAAACTGGAGAATATAAAGATGTTAGAGTTAAGAGTAATGCACATGGACCAGCTCCAGATATAGGAGCTAAATACAATTCCCTTATAGCTAATGCTAGAAAAGGAGATAAACAAGCTTTGAGAGCTACTGACGACATTTTAAAGTTTAGATCTACAAAAATTAAAGCTAAATTAATAGAAGATACAGGAGGAGTTATTACAAAGGATTTAGCAGATGAGGCAGGATTGGAAGATAAATATGTAGGGTTGCCAATAGCAGCTCAAAGTAAAAATATCCAACAACAACTTTATGATGCCTTTACACGTGAAAATAAGGATTTTATGGAGCAACTAGATAGTGAAACGAAAGTTGTTATAGATGGAATGACTAAAGATTTTACACCTGTAGACCTAGGAACTAAAGGTGTTATATTTGTGGGTAAAGATATCACACCTGTTCAAACTTCAAATTCAATAAATCAATTTTTAGCTACTAACAAATCTTATGTATTTTCAACAGATGGAAAAGGAGAAGTAAAAAAATTAGAGGTTGCACCATCTTTAATAAATGTTACTAATAAGCTTGGAAGTAATAAAGTGTTTTTAACTTATGGTAATCAACCTTTAAGAGATGAACAAGGAAAAATTCAATATATAGAGGTGGATAAATGATAGAAACTGTTAGAATAGGAGAAAACGCAATAGAATCAGACCTAGCTACAGGATATAAAATAGATACTAACTATTACAATCAGCATAAAGAGGAGATTGATAGATTTTCTTCAAGAATGGGTAAAACTTCATATGATATACCACAATTAGAAATAGTTGGAGATATTTTTAGCGGTGCAAAAAACACCGCTAAATCTGTATATTATTCTTGGTTAGGGGCAGCATATAAAGCGGCAACAGGAGAAACTCAACCAATAGACTTTATAAGAAAAGCAGAGGAAAATCATATTAAATATAAAAACCTTACTGATGATATTAGAGAAGAATATAGAAGAAAAATTGAAATTGAACCTAATGCCACTCAAAGATTTACAGCTAGTATGGCAGCCGAAAGTTTAAGAGTAGTAACAGATTTAAGACAACTACCAGCACTTGTTGGAACAAGTTTATTTTCGCCAGTAGTTGCTGGATATATCGGAGCTACTACAACAATAGGGAAAATAGGAACTGCTATGGCTTTAAATGGATTTGAAAATCTAGTAGAAGATAATGTTGACACATATTTCACTGATGGAAGATTTCAAACTTTGGAAGAAAATATATATTCCTTTGGTGGTGGAGCTGGTGGAGCTTTGATTTTCCAAGGACTAGGTTATGGAGTTAAAGCTGGAATAAATGCCGCTAGTAAAAAATTAGATAATATGGCAAATAGAAAGGTTACTAGAGAACTAGCTCTTAATATTTTTAAAGACGCTTCTAAAAAAATAGACGCAGAATCGGCTATAAATAAGGGTGATACAACTGTTAGAGATTACAATAACATTACTAAGACAGTTGATAATCTAAAAGAGATAAATGATATTAAAGGAACTGCTGGCTCTGAACAAGCGGTTATTGATAAGCATTTATATGTTAATGAGGTTAGTAGTGCAGAAGCTAAAAATAGATCTGGAATAATTATGCAAAAAGTTATTTCAGACCCTGAAATAGATTTTATAAAAAACAGTACTGATTTTACTAATTACATCTCTAAAGATGAGAAAGGTTTTGTAGCCCTTATAAAAGCAGTGAGAGATAAAGGTATGCTTACTGAAAAAGAAGTAGAAGCCTTTGATTATTTCTTAGATATGTTTGATTCTAAAAAAATAACTGATATAAGATTTGATACACAAGGTGCAGTAGATGAGATAAATAGCAATATTAATTCTATAATTAATAGCTACAATCCTATATTCGAAGATGAAAGAACACAACTATTTAGAGTTGATGAAGAAACTTTTATAAACAACAGAACTAAGATTAAGCATAATTACAAAGATTTTCCAAAAGGCACATTAATTACAAGACTTGAAAAAGAGGGGATAATTCCTTCAGGAGCAAAGGTTAATTTTGTAAGGGGCAATATTGATAAAATACCTTATACTGTTAAAAGCAATTTAAACGCTGACGGAAACCCTGTATATATTAAAAAGAAATGGTTAAAAGGTGATGAGCGTATTCAATTTGAATATGAATTAAATGGCAAAAAATACTATGGAGAACTAACTTTAACAAAAGACAACGGATATTTAGGTAATATTTATGAGCTAGATACTAAAGCACCGAAAGGAACTAAGGAAAATATTACCCCTAAAAAACCAGTTAAAAACATAGTAGATGATATGAACGGAACTCCAGAGCCTATAAAGCCAACTACAGAAGCAGACCTTGTGTCAATGGTTAGTAAATCTCTTGGACTTGATAAAAAATATAATTCTAAATTAGGACTAGAAGATAGTGTTTTAAAAATCCAAAAAAGAGTTGGAGAAATAGTTAGAAAGAAATATAATGTTAATTCCATTGAAGATATGATAAACAGTTATCAAATTGGGTATGATATAGATTTTTCATATAAAGGTAAAAAAACTATGGATTCTCTAGGAGAAACAAGAATTATAAATAAAGATGGTAGAAGAGTTGTTGAAGTGTATTTAAGTGATAAAATTAATGATTTAGATACAGAACTAGGAGTAATGAGGCACGAAATACAACACATTATTGACTTATACCAAAATCCAGACTTTAAAAGCAAAGCATTTTCATATATAGATGGAATGGAAGATTCAACTATTGAAGAGGTGCTAAATAAAGTTGGTAGTGGACATTTTGCTGGATTTGATGATACATATTTTGAAATATCATATATTTTAAGAAATCAAATGGATAACCTTGTAAGAGACGGAAAGATAGATGATGAAGTTGCAGAGATATTAAAACTTGAAATTCCTAAAAACGCAGATTCTCTCGACGCTAAAGTTACGGAAAGTATAGTTAAAGGGGCTATGGCAGAAAATGACCCAGCAGTTGCAATAGCAAAACTTAGAAAAGAATTAAGTACTTACACTAAATGGAAAAAAGATTTGCACGACATTTTCTTCAATGCTAGTACAACAGCAGAGGCTACTACAAATGTAGGAGAATGGCTAGAAACTAATCTATTTATACCATTTGAAAAAGTAGACCAACAAATGAAAGGTATGATTCTTGGACTTATGGAGATAGAGGATAAAATGGGTAGTATTCTTAGTCCTAAAGAGTTATGTGATACGTTTGATAAAGGAGGACTTGCAAGGTATTTGTTTAGATGGGATAGCAAATTACCAGATAATCTTAAATACTTAGAACCTAAGCTACTTGAAACTAAAAAAGAGTTTTATAAGATTATGAAAGATTTAACACAAGGCAGTGAATTAACTCCAGAGGATATAGTTAATAACTTTATGTTCGACCAAGGACTTAGTGTAGAAAAATATTTACAAAAAGAAGAACTTGTTAAATTTTTAGATGAGAATAAAAACCTTGATTTAGGTAAATTAATTAGAGGTAAAATGTCATTTGATGATGTAACAGGAATAGAGATTCCAGAAAGATTAAGAAATATAAGAGATAGATTTGCAGAGGAAAATTTAGAATTTTTTAGGTCTGCACCAGAAGTTTTAGAAGCTAAACTTAAAAGCAAAAAGAAAATGAGTAAATCTGAAATACTAAAAGAACTTGAAAGAGCTAGAAATTGTATGTCTAAAGAAGATAAAATAAATCTTGTAAAAAAATATAAGCTAGATGAAATAGACGGAGTGAGCAACTATATAGAAAAAAGTAATTTTTATGCAGATGTAGAACCTAATAAAATAGCTGAAAATATTTTAGAAACCAAGAAAAGAAATGCTAAATATATGTATAGTATGGACTTAATGAGTAAAAGAGGAGATATTAAATATAATCATTATCTAGGAACTCACCTAAATAGATTTGGTAGATTCGAGAGGTATTTGAATGAGGATATGCTAATCTCTAAAGATTCTCTAAGAAAGCTTGTAGATAAAAATAGTACTGGCGATAGAAATGCTATCCATAAATTTATAAATGAAATTTCAGCAGCTAAAGCTATGCAAGAGGTACTACCAAACGGAGGATATAATACAGTTAAACATATCTTAGATAGACTGCAAGAGTTTGGAGCTAATGCAGATTTCCAAACTTATGCTAGAGATATAGAGGGTAAAATGAAAGAGAGAATAGGTATGCGTCTAGGAGTTGTTACTAAACCGCCTAAACAATTCTTAGATAAAGCTGTTATTAATCTATTAAGCCTTAGTAACAAGGTGAGTTTAACTGGGCTTAAAGCTTTTAAAGATTTTGTATTTGAAGCACCAACAATAGCTAGAGCTTCTACAATGCTTTATGGTAGAAGTGGAATAGTTGATACTATAAAGCAATTTATGAAAGCGGCACAAGTCTTACATTTAAGTAAAGAAATGTATGATAAGGTTGATAAAGCTATGGGTAAAAGATTTGAAAATTCTGTTCCTATAAAATTCATAAGTTCTGTAATGGATAGTGCAGATGATTATGTAGGGTTAAGACATGAAAGGATAATGAAATATGGAAGTAAAGCTGAAAAAGCTATGAGTTCAGTAGATAATGGACTTAATAAATTAAATCTTTATGGAGAAACTCAAAAGATAATGAAACTAGCCTCTTTCTTTATAGCTTCCGAAACTCTAAGAGATATAGGAAAATATGCTGACATAGATGACTTATTTAAGCATAACACTAACTATATGAAAAGATTATTTGATAATGTAGGAATAAATGATTTAGATTATCACTTTATAAAAAAATTAGATACTATCCAAAGTTTTAGAGAAGGTATCTTTTCAGAAGTTGATGTTTTTGATATGATAACTAAAACTGATATGGAAAAGAAACTCGGTAGAGTGCTTGCTGATGAAGAATTTGAACTAATGAAAAAGAGTGTAAGTGACAAAATAGTTAAATTATATGATAAGATAGCTACCGATGTATCACCAACAGAGGCTAATCCGTCGATGAGAGCAGCAATAGAAAATATTAGAAACCCTGTCCACAGAAACTTTATGCGTCTTATGGGTAACTTCAAAACTTCTATCAATGAACAATGGCGTAGATTAGGAAGAGATTTTTATTTATCCAATATGAATGATGGTAAATTTGATTGGGGTAACAAAATATGGCAAAAAAGATTATTTAAACATTTAGCAGCACTTCCTGTCTTTTATGGAGGGATTGCACTAATTAGTGACCCAGAGTTTTATGCTGACCCTGTAGCTACAATAAATGATAAAGTAGATGAACTTATAGATAATCCAGGATCTAATTTTTGGAATTTAGTTGATACTCAAATAAATACATGGGCATTAGTAAATGGAGCTGCAGCTGTAAGGCGTCCAATTACTATATCTCAAAATCTTTTAAAAGGAGATATTGACAAGGCATTTGTTAATATGATGAAACTAGGTATAGGAACTTCAAACTTTAACCTAGCAACAGGAGCATATGAAAAATTCCAAGATATAGAAGATGAATTTTAGAAAAAAATTTCGAGAGCTCTCGAAAAAATTTGAAACTTCTAAGTAATAATGTTAATATAACCATAAGAAATACAGGCAACTTAATAGGTTGCCTTTTTCCATTTTTATAAAATCCGAGAAAGCGACCTAGAGAGGTCGCTTTTTTATTTAGTTAATAAAATAAATGGAGGTGGTAAAGTTGGGGTTTGGATTATCTACTAGACAGGAACGTAGAAAAGTAACTGTATCCTATGAAAAGGTTATAAAGAAAATGCACCTAGGACAACAAGAAATGGTTCGTGAAGTCCTAAAAGGTGAGAAAAAATATTTCGCTCTTATGGCTCACCGTAGATATGGGAAAGACTTCTTAGCGTTAATAGTCCTTATTCTATGTGCTGTTAAATATCCTGGAAACTACTATATCTTTGCACCATATTTTAGACAGGCTAAAGAGATTGTAGTTGACGGAAAAACGCTTGACGGAGTACCTATGATTGAAAATCTATTCCCTAGAGTGCTGCTAAAAAATCCGAAATCTCAATTCATAGTAAATAGGTCTGACTGGTCTATCACTCTTTACAACAATTCAAAGATATTCATTCGTGGAGCAGACAACCCTAATAGTAACGTAGGGGTTGGAGCTAGAGGAATAATCTACACCGAGGCTGCTCTAATGAAACCAGGATTCTACCAATATATGAAACCAGCTATCGACGCAGTAATTAATAAAACTGGTTTCGGAGTAGTAATCTTTATTTCTACTCCAAGGGGTAAAGATAACTGGTTCACAAGACTATTTGTAGACTACTTTAAAAAGTTTGATAAACACCCAGAAATTAAAAAACTTTGGTATGTGGATATTCAAAGAGCAAGTGAATCTAAAGCTTGGAATGGTAACCCTGTAATGAATATTGTAGAAAGAGAGAAACAAAAGGCTGAAATGTTACCAGAGATTTATGCACAAGAATATGAATGTGCATTAAACACAAGTTGTATGGGAGCTTATTATACGGACCAAATAGCACAAGCTATAAAGGATAAAAGAATTGGTAGGTTTGGAAAATATGAAGAGACTTACGATGAGTATGCAAATACTAAGCTTGAATATATGGGATACTATTTCAAACATGCCCCTTTATATGTATCTTGGGATATAGGAAAACGTGACCACACAGTTATATGGTTTTTTCAAATAAACCCAAGTAATGGCAATATAAGGTTTATCCATCACTACAGAAATAAAGGCGTTGGAGCAGACCATTTTTGTGAGTATATTAAAAACTATGTAAAAGGTAAATACTTTGGTAGTGAACCTATAATGATATTACCTCACGATGGAGATGTAGAAGAATGGACATCAACCTCAAAAAGAAGTGACTACATTAGAGAGTTCTTCTTTAGCGATGTAAGAGTACTATCAAAAACAGACTTAGCAGGAGCTAATATGGCTACCCTTATGGCACAGATAAACAAGATTAGATTCTTGTTTACAAGAGTAGAGATTGATTCCGAGGAGTGCAACATAGGGCTAGATAAACTTAGAAGCTATATTAAAAAGTATGATAAGAACAAACAGGAATATGTAGATATTCCAGACCATGACGCTAATGATAAAGCCTCGGATGACGCAGATTCATTCAGAACAGCTATGATTTACTATGATTTGTATTTAAAAATTCAACCAGGATTTGAAAAATTTGAAAATACTGTATTTGATACAGGAGGAGCTATAACTTATGAAGATGAAGATTATTTCTTTTAAAGGAGGGAGCAAAGGAAGATGTTAGAGTTTAAAAAAGAATATTTTCAAACAGAAACAAATAGACACCTATACCCTACAACTCTTGACCTCTCGAAAGCAGAAGTCTATGGGTGCAAGGATAGAGAAGCGTATATGTATAAGATACCTAATGATAGATATGCAAGCAATGCTGGTAATATAGACTTTTCTCTATATCCTAACGGGGTATGGAGTGACTATACAGGGATAAAAATAGTTGAAAGATTACCGTTTTTTCAACCTAGTATCAATTTTAATAAGCTAGGAGATATAACACCTACTAACCTTAATAAACTTAAAGATGAAATTAAAAAACATATAGTTGATATTGAAACTGCTATTATGGAAAATTATATATTTATAGA